TGAGGCTCCTGCCGCTGAGGCTCCTGCCGCTGAGGCTCCTGCCGCTGAGGCTCCTGCCGCTGACGACATTCAGGCTACAGTGGACACTCTCCGGGCATCTGTGAAGACTCTGGCTAGTAAGCTCCAGGAGACCCAAGACCGCCTGGAGGCCAAAGAGCGCGCCGAGCGGCACGCGCAGCGTCTAGAGAAGGCGGGCATTCCCACTCAGCTCGGCTCCTTCATTCGTGATGACGCGGATTTGGAGGCCCTGAATGATGCTCTAGCGAGCCTCGCTAAGTCCGCTCCGGCGTCTGTTGGGGCTGTCCCCACACCTACACTTCCTACTGTGGGGACAAAGAACCCCGGTGGGGAAATTCTCAGCGTAGATGAAATGATTGCCCGCGCTGAGGCAAACGGCGACCGCGCCGCGCTTTCCAGCCTGAAACTGGCTAAGCTCGCCGCTATCTCTTCTAACCTACTCTAGGAGGAACAATGGCCGGAATCACTGGTCAAGGGAACCTTTACAACCTGCCTAACTACGTAGGGGACCTGTTTTTGGTCTCCAAGGGTGACACGCCTTTCCTATCTGCTATCGGCGGTCTAACCGGCGGCGAGTCTGCTGGCTCTACCATTATTGAGTGGCAGACCGAGGACCTGCGCGACGCTGATATTACCCGTCAGCGCGTTGAAGGCGCCACCGCTCCTAATGGCGAGGCGCGTGTGCGTTCTCGCGTGTCTAACGTCCTGGAGATTCACCAGGAGGCTGTGGAGCTGTCGTACACTCGGCAGGCCACCAACCGTATGCGCTCCACTGATGGCGAGAAGCTGGTGACCATCGGTACCACTACTCTGCCCGAGGATGAGCTTCAGCATCAGATCGATCTGGCGTTGAAGCAGGTCGCTAGGGATGTGAATAAAGCTTTTATTGCGGGCACTTACCAGAACCCGGCAAATAACACCCAACCGCGCAAGACGCGCGGCTTGGTCGAGGCCATCACCACTAACGTGGTGGCCGGTACTGGCGCGCTGACCGAGAATATGGTCCTCGATACCATGCAGAAGGTGTGGGAGACCGGCGGTATTCGTGAGGGCGAGACCCGCACGATTATCGTGGGCGCGAAGATGAAGCGAGCACTCTCCAAGGTGTTCATCACCGACAAGGGGTATCACGAGACCTCGCGCGAGGTTGGTGGCGTAAATGTGAGGGTGATTGAGACTGACTTTGGTCAGTGCAATATCATGCTTGATAATGATGTCCCCTCCGACACTCTTTTGGTTGTGTCTCTCGAGGAGTGCGCGCCGGTGTTCCTGGAAATCCCTGGCAAGGGCTCCTTCTTTGCGGAGCCGTTGGCTAAGACCGGCGCGTCCGACAAGGTGCAGCTTTACGGTGAGATTGGCCTTAAGTATGGGGCTGAGCAGCACCATGGTAAGCTGAAGGTCACCGGAGCCTGATACGCGCAGCAGGTGGGGCTTGAATATGAGTTCCACCTGCTGACCTATACGAGGAGAGCATGTCAATGGATGTCCAGTCCACTATTTACCCTGAGCTAATCCTGGTATTTCCGTCGGGCTATGTCCGTTTTTTGGGTGGATCAGCTACTATCACCGACAGAGCCCTGCAGGCTGAGGTCCGTGCGCTCGCGGCCCATGCCGACGACTTGGGACTGATTGTCCCCGACGAACCCGCGAGCGCCAAGCCCGCAAAGGCCGCCCGGAAGTCTGGCGGGGGTCTGGTCTAGTATGGCGTCTTTTGCCTCGCTTGATGAGTTGCGCTACCGTCTGTTGCCTGATGAGGTGGCGGTGGTGGACGCAAATCCTGCGCGCGCGCAGATCCTCCTAGATGATGCTAGCGAGCTTATCCGGCAGCGCTGCACAGGATGGGAGCGTGCGCGTGATGCAGTGCTGACTGCGGTTGTGTGTCGTGTGGTTGCGCGTGCGTTGCGTCAGCGTCCGGCGGGTGTGGCGGGTGACGCGACTCAGCTCACTCAGACTACCGGCCCTTTCGCAATGTCTATGGCATGGTCTAATCCGTCGGGGGAGCTTTTTCTTACCAGGCAGGATAGGGATGATGTGAACGGCGCTACGACCTCATTTTTTGGTTGCACCAACACTCTGACCCGGGGCGGCGACTGATGGGCTCGATGGATGCTTGGAAGGAGGCAGCCACGCTTTTGCGCCGGGCTGAGCCTAAACGCGACCCGCTGGGGGTCGCGTTTAGGTCGCGGGATGTGCGGGAGATTGCGCTTGCCCCGGCCTTGGTTGCTCCTACGGAGTCTGATAACCGTGAGGGTACTGGGGAGGATTACCAGACGCGCGAGGGGGTCACCCTGTATTGGGACTCGCGGGCTGAGGGCCCGCGCGAGGTGCTGCCGGGTGACCGTGTGCGTTTGCGTGGCGGGGTGTGGGAGCCTGTCGGCTCCCTGGTAGAGTATCCCCTGGGAGTGTATTTGAGGCTGCGGAAGGAGACCCCGCGTGAGCGTTAGGTTTAAGCCCAGCCGTAAGGCGGCTAGGGACCTCCTGAAGAGTCAGGAGGTGCAGGCTATGTTGGCTAGGGAGGCGGCGCAGATTGCGGCGCGTGCTGGCGCTGGCTTTACGTCTGGTGTGCGTGTGGGTCGGGATCGTGCCCGGTCCTATGTGCTGCCTGAGACGTATGCTGCTCGTAAGCGGCAGATGCGCGGTCACGTGCTGGAGCGTGCGGTGGGAGGTGGTCACGCATGAGCCACCCATTGCCCGACCTGCAGAGGCTGGTTATTGATTATCTGAGCCAGCCGGGCATTGTTCGCGGTCTTGAGGATATGCTGGAGGGTACCACGGTGGGCGGCGTCCGTCCGACTACCGACGAGGACCCACATCCTTATGTGCTGGTGCTGGCTACTGGTGGCCCTGGTCAGCATGACCGCGTGCTGTACACGGCACAGATCACTATTGATTGCTATGCCGCCACGTCTTGGTGGGCGGGTGAGCTTGCCCGCCGTGTGGGGGATGCTGTTCACGCCCTACCTAGCGCGCCTGGGCCGGTTGCTGTTGTGCAATCTCCTGCTCCAGCTGAGCTGCCCGACCCGGACACAGATATGCGTCGCTATACTGCGACGTACCAAGTAACTGCGAAGTTAGGAGCAAGTTATGGCACTGACCAACGCTGACAACGCCTTTATGGCGGGCTCAGAGAAGGATACATTATATTTGGGCCCTGCTGGCCTAGACCTGTCCACCATCACCAACCTGAACACTGCTTTGCCTTCGGGTATGGTGGATGCTGGCTGGATTACCGAGGATGGTTTTACGCTGGGTATGAGTGATTCTGCGGATAAGATTCGCGGTCACCAGAACCATGGTGTGGTGAGGACTTACATGAGTGAGTCCTCCACCACTTTGAAGGCGGCTCTGCTTGAGTCTAAGCTGGGGCTGCTCAAGCAGTACCTGGGTGTCACCAAGACCGAGAAGGTTACCACCGGCTCCGACTCTATTACCCGCCTGGAGGTTTCGACCTCCCGCAAGGTCGAAACCATGACCGGTGTGCTGGACCTGTTCGACGTCAGCACCGGTAAGCAGCGCCGTTATGTGTTTAAGCGCCTGGAATTGGGCGAGCGCTCCGACGTGTCGTACAAAGTAGGCGAGTTGACCGCTTACGAGTATAACTTGGAGGTCCTAGATGGCTATGTCCTCCTCACCAATGAGGGCGGCCTGGCTGTCGCCTAGCCCCCTATTCTCCCGTCGTCGCGTTGCGTCTGTTCTCCCGACGCGACGGCGGGCAATTATCCCCTTGGAGAGCAGATTTAGGAGAACAGAAGCATGACTACCACTAAGAAGCCGTCCGCAGCCGAGCTGGCCCGCCGTGAGGCTCAATCCAAGGCCGATAAGGGTGAGCCGCAGCCTATTCATGTTGAGGTGATGGGCGTTTCACTGGATGTGGACCCTACTGAGGTTGACGACTACGACGCTATGGTGTCGATGGATAACGGCGATTTTCGTCCTATGCTAGCTCTACTTATCCCGGATGAGGACGCACGCCAGGCGGCTCTAGACTCTCTACGCGAGGAGTCTGGCAAATTACGCTATTCCCGCGTTGTGGAATTTGTGCAGCTGGTTTTCCAGGCTATCGGCCAGGGAAACTGATTGGCCTTACGCGCTTCCTGGAGGATTACTGGGAGGTGCTGGAGGCCGACTTCCAGCTCACCTATCACCTCGACCTAACTGGGGCTTTTACCGGCGCCCTGTCGCTGCGTCGTGTCAGGGTGTTGATCGATAATTTGCCTCCTGGGTCGTTGTTGCGTAAGCGTATGGGCGGCGCGGCGGCCTGGACAGACGAGGTGGCAGCGACTTTCGCCGCTGGGCATCGTCTCGAGGGTATAATTGTCACATCTACGGGCGGCAAGAAAAATGACGTGCCTAAACCTGCTAAACCGCCTGAGCCTGGCTGGTTTGAGAAGGCGGAGGCTGATCGAATTAGGCGCGAGGAGAAAGCCCGTAGGTGGATCGCGGCGCATGGTTAGGAGCGGACAATGGCTGAGAATGGTTTCTCCCTGGGGACAGCGTGGATTCAGATTTCGCCGTCCCTGAAGGGGCTTAATGCAGCCATTCGCAAGGAGCTTGGCGATGTCGATACCCGGCCTGCTGAGCACAAGATTGAGTCTGGCCTTGGCGGTGCTTTTAAGAGTGCCGCTAAGGCCGGCGCTCTCGCGCTGGGGGCTATGGGAGCCCTTGGCGCGGCGGTCGGTTTTGCGGATATCGCCAAGGAAGCCATAAACGCGAGCGATGCCACAGACAAGTTTAAGAACACTTTGTCTTTTGCCGGCGTTGCGTCCGGTGAGATTGCGAAGCTGACGAAGAGCACCAAGAAGTATGCCGATGATACAGTATATGAGCTGAGCGATATCCAGAACATCACAGCCCAGCTAGCTGCTAATGGCGTTAAAGGTTACGACCAGCTGGCGGAAGCGGCTGGTAACCTGAATGCTGTTGCTGGCGGTAATGCTGAAACGTTTAAGTCAGTGGGTATGGTGCTTACCCAGACGGCCGGTCAGGGCAAGCTCACTACCGAGAACTGGAACCAGTTGGCGGACGCGATCCCCGGCGCGTCTGGTAAGCTTCAGGAAGCGCTGCTCAAGAATGGCGCCTACACCGGCAACTTCAGGGATGCCATGGCTAAGGGCGAGATCACGGCGGATGAATTCAATAAAGCCATTCTTGATCTCGGTTTCACTGATGTTGCTAAGCAGGCTGCGACTTCCACTAGCACTATTGAGGGTGCTTGGGGTAATTTGCAGGCGGCTTTGGTTACGGGTGGCATGGATATTGTTGACCGTATTAAGCCTGCGCTGACGGGCTTAATGAGTTCTGTGGCTGATGGTGCTACCGTCGCTTTTGGCTGGATCGATAAGAGTCTTTTCCCGGCGCTGGAGTCCATCTATAAGCTAGTCACCACTGGCCAGTATGATGGTAATCTTTTTGGGCTTGCCGCTGATTCGCCTGTGATTACGGCTCTGACCGAGATTAAAGACACTGGTATTTCCCTATATAACTGGGTAGTTGGCACGCTTGTCCCCGGTGTGAAGTCTTTCTTCAATCTCGCCATTAATGGCGATTTCGACGGGGGCTTCTTCGGTGTCGAGGAAGATTCCGGCCTTGTAGATTTCATCCTGGATGTGCGCGACAACGTCAAAGACACTTGGTCCTTCTTGTCTAAATCCGTTATCCCTGGTGTGCAGTCTTTCCTGGGTGACATAATTTCGTCGCCCTTCTGGCGTACGCTAGGGGGTTTCTTTGGCTCGCTGATCCAGAATAAAACCGTTTTGACTGCTGTCGTGGGTGGCTTTATCGCCTGGAAAACGGTTACCGGCACCCTTAGCCTGGTCGCCCTGACTGTCCAGATTTGGAATAATGTCAGGGCTTGGACGGCGTCTAAAGTGGCCAAGGCTGCTGACCTTGCTGAGACTATCGCGCTTAAAGCCATGTTGGCGGGTGATTTTCTGCGTAGCATTGTGCAGCAGGGTGTGCAGGTGGCGCGTACTACGGCGGCTTGGGTGGCGCAAAAGGCCGCCATGGTTGCGGGTAGGGTGGCTACCGGCGCGTATACTGCGGCCCAGTGGCTGTTGAACGCGGCTCTGAACGCCAACCCAATCGGGCTTATTGTGGCGGCTATTGCCGCCCTGGTGGCGGCGCTTGTCCTGGCGTATAACAAATCTGAGACCTTCCGTAACGTCATTAATGCCGCCTGGTCGGGTATTCAGAGCGCCGTGGGCACTGTGGTGGGTTGGTTCCAGTCTTATGTGCTGCCGGTGTTCAAGGCGATCTGGGAGGGTATCAAGATTGCGATTTGGGTTGTGGTGTCTGCCGTCGCAATCTATATCAACACTTGGAAGGCCGTTTTTCAGGGTATCGCTGATTTTCTTGTCACTTATGTGTGGCCCTATATTCAGACTGCCTGGAATGGTATTCAGGCTGGTGTGCAGGCGCTTTGGGGTTACATCCAGACGGCCTGGAATGGCATCCAGTCGGCTGTGCAGGTGGTGGCTGATTGGATTAGCACCTATGTGCTGCCTGCTATTTCTGCGGTGTGGGATGGTATCAAGACGGGTGCTAGCCTCCTGTGGTCTGGTATCCAGTCCGCCTGGAATGGCATCCAGTCGGCTGTGCAGACTGTGGCGGGCTGGTTCCAGTCCTACGTGCAGCCGGTGATTAATGCCGTGTGGGACGGCATCAAGAGCGGCGCTAATGCTTTGTGGTCTGGTATCCAGGCCGCCTGGAATGGCATCAAGGCCTCGGTAAACGTTGTGGTGGGCTGGTTCCAGTCCTACGTGCAGCCCGTAGTTAGTAGCGTGTGGGACGGTATCAAATCTGGTGCGCAGTCGCTTCAGTCGTCTATCACCTCTGTTTGGAACGGTATCAAAACAGCTATTAACTCTGTTGTTAACTGGATGAGCGGCGCCATGTCGACCGCCGTTTCATCAGTGGCCAACGGCATTAAAAGCGCGTTCCAGTCCATGAAAGATGGCTTAACCACCATCTGGAATGGCGTGAAGGGCGTAGCCGCTGCGCCTATCAACTTTGTGATTAATTCCGTCTACACCAACGGAATTAAAAAGACAGCCGATAGCATGGCGTCTAAGTTGGGCCTATCCTTCCGCCTCCCGGCGGTTGCGGCTATCCCCGGGTATGCGTCTGGTGGTGTGCTGCCCGGCTACACGCCAGGCCGCGACATCTACCACTTCTTCTCGCCCGACGGTGGTGGCGCGCTTGCCCTGTCCGGCGGCGAGGCCATAATGCGCCCTGAGTGGGTGCGCGCAGTAGGTGGCCCTGAGGCTGTGGCGCGGATGAACGCAGCCGCGCGGTCGCACTCGAACGCCATCCCCGGTGGGGACACTGGGGTTAAGTTCGCGGCTTTCGCGGACGGCGGTATTTGGGGATCTGTTTGGGGCTCTGTCAAGGGCGCGGCTAAGAGCGCCTGGGAGTGGACCAAGGACGCTGCGGACACGGCAGGCAAGATTATTGCGGACCCGGTGGGGGCGGTAGCGAAGTTCATTAAAGAGCCGGTTGCGGTCATGATGCGTAGCCTACCCGGTACAGGCATGATCACTGACTCTATGAAGTCCGTGCCTAATATTTGGATCGACGGGTTTGCGCGTTGGTTGAAGGGTGAGACTCCCAAAATGGGGGCTACCGACATTGTCAATGCTGCCCGCAAAGCAATCGGCGTGCCCTATGTTTGGGGCGGTTCTTCTATCCCGCCTGGGCTGGACTGTTCGGGCCTTGTATATTGGGCTGCCCACCAGATGGGCAGTAAGATCCCGCGCCTAACAGCGGCTGGCTACCAGTCCGGCGCTAGCGGGGGCGGTAACGCGAATGTGCCCGGTCATCTGCTGTTTTGGGGTAATCCTGCCTGGCACGTTGCTATTGCGTCTGGTGGCGGGCGCATGGTTGAGGCCCCGAAGCCAGGGTCTTTTGTGCGTGAAACGGGTATTTGGGGTTCGCCTACCGCTGGGGTGTATAAGTTCGACAATGGCGGTTACATCCAGCCGGGCGTGACTACCGTACTGAACGCTACGGGCAGGCCGGAGCCTGTGTTTACGTCCAGTCAGTGGGAGGCTTTGCAGCGTCATGCCGCTGGGGCTGGCGCGCCTGATACCCTGGTTGTGGTAGACGAAGACGGGCAGTTGATGGCGTGTATGCGCGTGGCTGCTAAGGGCGTGGTTGATGATGCTTTGGCCCCGGCGTCCCGGTCGCGGGTGCGTGACCTGCTGGGCTCTGGCTTCTAGTAGGGAGATGGTGTAGCGCATGGCTACTGTATGGTCCGCGTCTAGCGGGTACATGTTTATTGGTATCGCCCTGTCGTGGTCGGGTAATCCCGCTAGCGGGTCGGTGACTGTCACGGCGGAGGTTACCGCCTGCTCCGACGGCTACGGCCACGACTGGACTAGCCAGTGGAGCTGGTGGGGTTACTCGGGTTCAGGCTCGGCGCCCTTCTCTTTCCATTCAGGTTTTGGGCAGACTGTTTACAAGCAAATCTCGAAGTGGTCTTTTAACGTCCCACTCAAATATGGGTCAACCACCAAGGTTGGTATCGGCGCTAGCCTGGGGCCGATCTGGAACGGCGGCAGGCCCGCTGTCGAGAACTACATAACCCTGCCGGCGCGCCCTATCAGCGCGCCTAACGCACCCACCGGCGTGCGGGCTACTCGCGTGAGTGACTCCCAGATCACTGTCAGCTGGACCGCGCCGCTCTCCACGGATGCGCGTCCGGTGGGTAGTTACATGGTGGAGCGCCGCGCGGATGAGTCGCCCAGCTGGGGTGTCGTAGCCCAGGTGAGGGGCGCGACGTCACTAGCGTCCCTGAATGTGTCTGCCGGTCACCGGTATGTGTACCGTGTGAAAGCCGTTAACAGTGCGGGCGGGTCTGCCTATGCTCAGGCTGACCAGGTGTATACGACTCCCCCCGCGCCGATTAATGTCCGTGCTGAGAAAAACGTTGACGGCGATATCGTCGTTACCTGGGGTAATAAAGCCCCCTACACACCCACTCGGTGGGATATATACGACGGCCCGACGCGTGTCGGGCAGGTTACACTAAACACCCAGGACGCGCGGTGGGTGCACAGGTCGCCCCGCCTGGACGTCACCCACCAGTATCAGGTGGTTTGTGTTGGTGGGACTCTGGAGTCCCCTAAGTCAGACCTGTCCAATGTTGTGCAATTGTTGGCGCGTCCGAACGCACCAGAACCGGTGTCTGATGGTATTTATTTCCCATCTGACGCACCAGTCACCCTGGCATGGCGGCATAACCCCACCGACTCCAGCCCACAGACCCGATACGTCATCCAGTACCTGAATAAAGGTACAGGCGCGTTGAGCCCTGAGATTGATCGGCGCGACACTGCCCAGGAGGCCTCAGTTGGCTTGCTTCCGGCTGGCGTGTATGAGTATTGGGTGCAGACTTGGGGCTTGCACGCTGACGGCTCCCCCGTCTCGCGCCGCGCGACTTTCTATGTTGAGGACCGTCCGCTTGTGTCGATTCTGGCGCCTGAGGAGACGGTGAAAACCTCTTTTACCGAAGTGACTTGGTCGTATTCTCAGACGCAGGGCGCGCCTGCGCAGTCGCGTGCCCGCGTGGACCTGTACCAGGATAGCGGCTTGGGGCTACTGGTTGAGTCTCAGGAGGTGCGCGCCCCGGTGACTCGCGTCCGTCTGGCCACACACCTAGAGAATGACCAAACCTACCGTGTGGTTGTGGTGGCGGCTAACGCCCATGGCGTGGAGTCGCTGGAGGCGGTTCAGACTTTCACTGTCGCTTATGAGCAGCCACCCGCTCCCCATGTGCACCCTGAGTGGGATGATGAGGACGGGTGCGTGCGTGTGCGCGTGGTGAATCCAGCCCCGGAGGCGGGTAAGCCAGCTGCTGTGCGTAACCGTGTGGAGCGTAGCGACGACGGCGGGGTCACGTGGGTGACGATCACGGAGGATCTGCCGGTGTCGGGTACCTTCTGTGACTACCAGTCGACTAGTCACGGCGAGGCCCTGTACCGTGTGACGGCTACGTCTGAATTGCCGTCGTCGGCGGCTACCACTGAGAGCCTGGCTATCGAGTCGTGGGCTATGTGGGTTGGTGGGGGCAGAGACTTTGGCGTGACCGCGCCGCTGAGGTGGGACCCGCTGCACTCATGCAAGACAGGCCTTGCCAACCGCAAATTGTATCGCTTCGCAGGACGTACTAAGGCTGTGGAGATGTCGGGTAGGCACCGTGCAAAGACCCTGAGCATCTCCTCGACCCTGTTTGATGAGGATTGGCCGCTCATTCAGCGGCTGGAGGAGCTGTCCTACATGCTAGGCCCATTCTTATACCGTGACCCTATGGGGCGTCGTGTGTATTGCTCGATCCAGGATGTCACAGCCGACCGCGCGCTTAGTGGTAAATGGAGTGTTAAGCTGGAGATTGAGGAGGTAGACCATGACTGATAAAGCCCTTGAGACTGTGGCGGAGGCCCTGGCCGCGTTGGTGGAGGATCGCTACCCTGACAGCAAAGTACTTCCTGGCAGCTGGGTGGTGTCCTGCGAGGTGATCATGCTGGATGATGAGCAGGGGCGCGCTCGCTGGCTCACCGAGGGGCAGGGCTCGCTTCTCACCAAGCGTGGCCTGCTTGAGTTTTCGCGCGATCATTTCATTAATTCAATCGAAGAGTCTGACGAGTGACTGCGCTAGACGCTCACCGGCAGGCGGATTACACGGTCACGCTCCTGGATTGGGCGGACCGCGTGATCCGTCCCCTGGACGGCGTGACCGGTGGTGAGGTGACGCTGAGCAACTCGACGCGGCTGCGCGCTTCTGGCAGTCTGGATCTGACTGAGGCGTGCGGGGACGTGGACTGGATGTCCCAGCGTGTCCGTATTGACTACACAGCTAACGGCCAAACCTGGGGTTTGGGTGTGTTTCTCCTATCCGCCCCGACACGCTCCTATAGTGAGGCTGGGTCTACCTGGAGTGTGGATCTATCTTCACCGCTGGCTCTGCCTGATGCTGACTGTGTGGACCGCACCTACACGGTGAAGGCCGGCACTAACCTGGTGGATGCGGCGGCGGGGCTGCTGCGCGAGACCGGCCTGGCGCGTTTGTCTATCACGCCGTCAACCGCCGTCGCATCGTCCGACATCGTGTATGACCCCGGCAAATCTAGGCTCACCATAGCCAATGAGTTGCTGGCGGCGGCTGGCTACTGGTCAGCTCACCCGGACGGTGAGGGCCAGGTGCATCTTGACCCGTATGTGCGTCCGGCGGCGCGTGGTGTCGCTTACGATTTCCGGGAGGGCGCGCGATCTGTTCACCTGCCGGAGTGGGAGCGCGAACTGGACATGGCCAGTGTGCCCAATAAGGTGGTTTTGGTTTCTGAGGGTAGCCAGGATAAGGCCGCCTTGGTTGGTGTGGCCACCAATGAGGATCCGGCCTCGCTCTATTCTTTCCAGGCGCGTGGCCGGTGGATCGTTGATACACAGACTGGCGTGGAGGCAGCTAACCAAGCATCTATCGATTCTCAGGCGCGCCGCCGTCTGATTGACGTATCCACGCCTAGCGCGTCAATCACCCTGCAGCATATGCCTGTGCCGATCCAGCCTAACCAGGTGGTTGGCTTCTCCAGCCAGGGGCACAGCGCGCAGGGCGTGGTCAGGGAGATTAGCTACACACTGGACCCCACTGCCCTGGTTAGGACTAAACTTTTGGAGGTGACCGACCTGTGACGCTTGATTACGTTATGGATGTGGTGGCGGGCTTGCGTTCCCGCCTGGATCTACTACCGGTTTTTAGGTGGGCTACTGTCACCAGCCTCGACCCGCTGCGCGTACAGATGGATGGGGACGCCACGCCGCTATCAGCGGACCCTACTAATTTTGCGGGTGACCTGAAGCTCGCCGCGCGTGTGTGGACGGTGAGCGTTAACCGTCGCCTGTACCTTATCGGGACGGCGCGGGACGCGCAGACCGGTGACGGTGGCAATGCCGCGCCGGTGGGAACCGTGGTTGCCTATGCTGGTGCAACCGCCCCGGCGGGCTGGCTCATGTGTGATGGTACGTCATACAAAAAAGCCCTATACCCGGCGCTAGCGGCTGTCTTGGGTGTAACCGGCGAAAACTTCACCGTGCCTGACCTGCGGGGGCGTTTCCTTATGGGCACCTCCGCCTCCCATCCGCGAGCGCAGACTGGCGGGGAGGAGGCCCATATTCTGACTGAGGCGGAGATGCCCGCCCACGCACACCCTGTTATTGGGCGCGGCCTGCCTGGTAAATGGGAGCAGGGCGTGGGCATTTTCGCAACTAACTTGGGCGCTGGCTCTGGCTGGACGTCGGTGTCCTCATACGACGCGAAAGCGCCTGGATGGCTGGAGGCTAAATCCAAGGGCGGGGGCAGGCCACACAATAACCTGCCGCCTTTCTACTCGATAGGCTATATAATTAAGGCTTAAGAAAGCCTTAAAGGGCGCTGAGAGTGAGGAGTTTGCTATGCCGAGCGTTGAAGAATTCGCTAAGGCGATGGAGTGGTGGTGCAGGTATGGCGATTTGGGATATGACCAGGCCAACCGCTGGGATTTGAGGGTCGGTGGCGAAACCGACTGTTCAGCCCTAATTATTGGTGTGCTGGACAAATGCGGTTTCGACACTGGTAACGCAACCTACACCGGTAACATGGCCTCCGCGTTAACCGCCCACGGCTGGGAGATGCTAGACCCCGGCGTGGACAAGCAGCGCGGCGATATTCTGCTGAGCCACGCCAACCACGTGGCCTGCTACCTGGGTGATGGGCTGGTAGCCCAAGCCAGTATCGACGAGCGCGGCGACATTGCCGGCGGTCAGTCTGGTGATCAGGCGGACGAAACCAACGTCCACCCCTACTACGACTACCCGTGGGATTGTGTCCTGCGGTATGTGGGTGGCGACACTAACGCGGTGTCCACCTATGGGGGCGGCTCTGTATTCAATCCTAATGGCTATGACGAGGGCTATGTGCGTCAGGTACAGGACCTGCTGCTAGCCAGGGGCTATAACCTGGGCGCGGATGGTGCCGACGGCGTTTTGGGTGAGCTGACCTTCAACGCGATCAAGACCTTCCAGGCTGATCACGGTGGCCTGGCTGTGGATGGTATTCCTGGCCCGCAGACTGTCGCGGCTCTGAAGGGCGGCAACGTCACTCCCCAGCCTGCGCGTCAGCCCAGCGTTGACGGCTACTGGGGCGAGCAGACTACCCGTATGCTCCAGGGCGTACTGGGTACCACTGTGGATGGCGAGGTCTCCTCCCAGGCTGCCGGTAACCGTGGCTACCTGGCTGGCTGCACGTCTGGCTGGGAATTCGTGGCCGACGCGTGGGCCCAGGGCTCTCAACTGATCACCGCCATGCAGGCCGCTCTAGGCGTAGAGGCTGACGGCATCATGGGCCCCGGCACCGTGAATGCCCTCTCTGCCCGCTATGGTCTGGAGGGTGATGGTCACCTGGACGCGCCGTCCGCAACTATCAGGGCTATGCAAACCCGACTACTGAACGGAGGCTGGTAAAAATGACTATCCCCAAACACGCGCTCACCACTGACCGCACCAAATGGGCGGCTCTAACCCCACCCCGCCGCAAAGCCATTTATGGCATTGTGGCCGCCCTGCTGGCGCTGGGCATGGCGTATGGCCTGGTCACGCCTGAGCAGTCCACCCAATGGCTGGATGTGGCAGACAAGGCGCTGGGCCTACTCGCCCTAGTGCTGGCTGCCACCCACACGGGCGGCATCTACGAGTCGCCGGTCTATGGGGTACGCGATTCTCGGGAGCTCACCGAGTGACTCCCAGCGAGGTCGTAGCCGTAATCAGCGCCGCCGGGGTAGCACTCGGCGGCCTGGTTACGGCTGTGTCCGTCCTAGCCGGTATCAAGTGGGGGCGTGAAAAGGCCAAGGCGGAAACCCTGCTCACCCGTGAACAGGTGGGCAAGGCCCGCGCTGAGCGGGAACAAGCCGAAACCACGGCTACGCTAGAAGCTATCGCCGGGAAAATCGATGACCGGCTAGACGCCCTAGAGTCCTCGCTGGCTGAAGTGCACCATGAAGTGACCCCCAACCATGGGGGCAGCATCAAAGACGCGGTCAAGCGTATCGAGGATGGGCAGGCGGCTGTGCAGGCGGCCCTGGATGCACATGGCCAGGTGTTGGCAGCTCACGGCCAGGTGCTGGACCAGATCACCGACCGGCAGGACCGGGACATGCGCGACATCCGAGAGACCGCGAGCGCTGAGCATGAGCGGCTACGCAGTATCATTACAGCTCTAAAGATGGAGGAAGGCTGATGTCAGCTGAAATTAAGGGCCTGGTGCGCGGCCCTAGTGGTGAAATTGTCCCGGTGACCGTCTACCTGCGGCCTATCCCGGACCCTACCCGCGATACTGAGGGGTCGGTGATCACCGCTGGTACTGTCAGTGCTAGCGCTCGCGGTCCTATTTCGGTTTTTGTGGATCCGGGTCGGTACCTGGTGCGTGTGTCCACGCCTACCCGCGATATTGCTAACCGTGAGGTGACCCTGGCAGATAATCAGGTGGTTACTCTGGCTGAGATCGTCGGTCTAGCCACTGTCCCGTCTACGCCGCCTAATTCTGGCTCTGGCCCCAAGATCGACCCCAGCCCCAATTCTGGCTCTGTTTCTATCCCGTCCGACCTCGCAAATAAGCTAGCTGCCCTGGATAGTGTGACCACGCAGCTACCGGCCCTTAATCAGGCGGTAACCACGGCCACCAGTAAGGCTGAGAGCGCAGACAGCAAGGCGGAAACTGCAAGCGCTAAAGCTGAGCAGGCTAGCGCCAAGGTGGACTCACTGACTGAAACTGTGGGCTCCATTTCTGGTAAAGCCGACTCAGCGTTAAGCAAGGCCAGTGAGGTTGAGGCCCTGGCCAGAAAAAACGCTGAGGACATTGTGAGCGTGCGCGCATCTATCCCCACATCCGGCGCGGGGACGCCCGGCCCCAAGGGTGACCCCGGCGAACGTGGCCCTAAGGGTGACCCTGGCCCGCAAGGCCCACAAGGCGCGCAGGGTGAACAAGGGCTACCTGGCCCCAAGGGTGACCCCGGTTCGCTAACCAAGGAACAGTTGGACGAACTTAACCGGAAGCTGGACGCCCTCAAATCGGGGGCTATGGGCAGTAATGAACAAACTATTGACATTAGCGACACCCACACGTATTCCCTTGCGCCCGCTGCTAACGTGCAGACCGTTATTTTAACCAAGTCTAAGCCGGGTATTGTTGACCTAACCCACCCGGCTAACGTTACTTGGGTTCCTGCCCCGCCTGAGCTAACCAGCAACGTTGGCAGCGTGGTTTACTTGGTTTTTATTAAGACCGGGTCCGGCTGGCAAGGCTACAGCGCCGGTGACCTAGACGATCTTAGCGAACTACTAGCTACCCTGCCCCCAATGAAGTCAATTATCCCCAAGTTCATTGACAACGGCTGGGCATACGGTGGAACCAACTACCTGGCACTAGTGAACAGTGTGACCGGCTCTAGCGCCGACGGGTTCACTATCAAAATCACCCACAATGTTCAATCGGTTTTGCCTAATGCTAAGCGCGGCAACTCCGATTTTTGGAACTACGTCGAGGAAGCAACCGAAGCCGAAAAAGCCAAGGTTAAGGGCGGTCCGCTCTCGCAGGTTGGCCGCACCGAACTAAAACTGGGCAAACCTATTGTGGTTGAAGCCACTGTTGAGGCTGACACGCCCCGTGTTGGTTTCGGGCTGTTTGGCTCCCCCTATAATGAGAAGCTGGTGTCGATTGGCGCTAACCCAAACCTGATTTATGAATTTAGTGGCAACGGCCCTAACGGTGTTGGCACCAATATTAAAGCACAGTCCGGCGACTCCCTACGCCTCAAATACGACGGCACTAACTGTACCGCCTACCTAAAACCAGTAGGTAAGGATACCTGGGTTATGCTGGGCACACTGCAAACCGCGCCGTTTGGGCATGAAGAAAAAACGGTCTATAGCCGTATCGATTCTCAATACAACTTCACTGTGAAGAACTGGCGCGGCACAGGGGAGTTTGCCTAATGAGCGGTGGTTATGAGCTACTGGCAATGATCCTGGCAGGGCTAGCCAACAAAACCAGCGGCCCTGCCAGGTCAGCAGGGATGGATGAGACATTCAATATAGTGGTGGACGCTAACTCGCTGTTCGCGCGTTGGGTTGCGCCCGGCATTCAAGAGGTTGCCGGGTTTAAAAACCTGATCCAGTCTACCGGCGCTAACGTCGGCAACTGTGCTATCCCCGGCCAGACCTGGGCTGACATGACTAAAAACGCAACCGACGTTCAAGGGCTGTGGCGTGACGGTAAAAAGAACATCCTGGTTACCGGTGAGACCACTAACTCTATTTTTGTTGAGGGTGCCACGGTGGCTAAAACCGTGACTGACGCTAAAGCCTATATAGCCGCGCGCCGCGCCTCTCAAAAATGGGATTATGTTGTTTTGTGTGGGACTATCCCGCGCGGCGACAAGG